TTATTTATCTCGCCACCACCGAGGAAGACCAGCAGAACATCTGGGGCAATCCCGCCCTTATGAAAAAGTTCGGTCTGTCCTTGCCCGTTGAGAGCATCGACCTTCTCCTGAAAATCGGTGAAAAGTCGAAACTGGCTGATACCGTTATGGAAATCAGCGGAATCGACGACGAAGACGGCGGCGATGACGAAGAAGAAAAGAACATGGATGAGACCGAATACGCAAAAAACTAATCCGTGAATCCGATCTGGCGTATACCCTCCACGTTGCCTTCCAAAACAACGGGATAGAACCGGGCATTTTAATGGGGCTCCGCACTCGTAATGACTTAATCCCTCATGGGGAGCGGAGCTTCATAATGGCCTCGACCCTTGTAGCTTTGGAAGACGGTGATACGCCGGTGAAGATTCGAAACATAGTCAAGAAGAACAGCAAAGGAGGCGGTACGAATGGCGCGTAAGGTTGTAATAGATGTAGAGGCAAGATTCCAAGACAATATAACAGACGATGCCCAGACTGCCTCCGAAGCTGTCGGAGACATTGGCGAGGAAGCGAAAAAAGCCGCAAAAGAAACGGACAGACTCGGCAAGAAGAAGGCGCGACCCCACTTTGACGTTGAGGACAGTAAGTTCGTTAAAAAAATGCGAGATGCTGAAGCCAAGGCAAAAGCCTTCGCTAAGTCGAAATTTTCTGCATTCTTTGATGCAAAAGACAAGGCTTCCTCGGTCATTGGAAATATTGTGGCCAAAGCCAAGAACTTCGCAGGAAAGTCATGGTCTGCGATTATTGCGGCGAAAGACAAAGCATCATCAATCCTGTCTAAGGTCACTACGCTCGCGAAGGGGATAGCCGGGAAGACGTGGCAAGCAATCGTCAAAATCAAAGACTATGCCCTAACGCCGCTCAATAAAATCAAAAACGCCCTATTCAATATAAAGACCCTCGCAGCTGCAGTATTTGCGGGCGTTGCAACAAAGCAGCTCGTAATGAACCCCATCAATCTCGCTGACGCTTACTCCAGCGCACAGATAGGCTTCTCCACTCTGCTCGGAGAGAAGGGCGGACAGGAGATGATGGACCAAATCGACGCCTTCGCTAAAGCGACGCCGTTTAAGACTTCCGGAGTTATCTCGAATGTTCAAAAGATGATGGCTTACGGTTGGGATACCGATAGAATCATCAAGGACATGGATACCATCGGTGACGCGGCTGCGGCGACAGGTAAGGGCGATGCGGGTCTTGAATCCATTGTCTATGCATTGTCCGAAATCAGGTCAAAAGGTAAATTGAGCACGCAAGAGCTCAACCAACTGGCATCTGCAGGTATTAAGGCAAAAGCATACCTCGCGGAAGGTCTCGGATACGGTACGGACGACGCAGGCATGGCCAAGCTGGCCAAAGACCTCGAAAAGGGCGCTATAGGTGCCAACCAAGCCATAGACCTTATCCTTCAAGGTATGGAAGAATTCGACGGAATGATGGACAAGACAGCCAACGAGACCGTCGAGGGTCTGTGGTCGCAAATTCAAGATACTTTTGAAATCAACATTCTCCGTAAATGGGGACAGGGTCTCCAGGACGGTGCAAAGCGCGGTCTTGGGTCTATTGTGTCACTCCTCGATACTGCTGATACAGCTCTGGCAGAGTTCGGCGACACTATCTATGGAGTCGGTAAGGCTCTGTCTAATTGGGCTGCCGACAAACTGGAAAAGGCAGTCAAGACCATTAAAGAAGTTACAAATACAGACGTATTCAAAAACGCAGGTCTCGGCGGAAAAGTCAAAATCCTCTGGGATGAGGTTATCGCTGAGCCGCTATCTGCGTGGTGGAATTCCACCGGTAAAAAGAAAGTGGCAGAAATAGCAAGTAGCCTGGGCAAGACGCTCGGTACCGGCATCACCGGCGGATTATTAGTGCTGCTGGGACTGGATGCTGAAAGTGCTATCGCGGATGGCGTGTCTATAGGAGGCTCGTTCATGGAGGGCTTCCTGGAGGGATTCGATACCGAGAAGATCACTAAAGCCTTGTCGGATTGGGTCTCAAACAATAAGGGACTTGCCACCGTGCTCGGCTCTGTCCTTGCCTTCAAATTGGCCTCGGGCGTCGGCAACTTTGTCGGAAACATAAAAAACCTATTTCCGGGCAAATCAGGAGGCTCCGGTTCCGGTTCCGGTCTTGGCTCGTATGCGACCGCCACCATGGACGTGACCGCTGGTGTCGTGAATGTATACGGAAGCAAGATGAATAGACCATCAGACATCGTTGATAACGCGACCGATGCCTATCAAACGTACAAGACTGCGCAGGTGGCAAACAAAACAAAGAAACTTCTCACCGCAGGGGACAAAGTAGATGATGTCGTTGACGGCACAAAACTTCTCACTGCAGGAAACAAAGTGGATGATGTCGTTGACGGTGCAAAGCTCATCGGAAGCGCCGATGATGCCGTTGACATGGCAAAATTGTTCAAGGGCGCAGGTACGGCAAAAAAATTATATACATACACCGATGCTGCAGGTGATGTGATTGGGACCACATCTAAGTTCAAAGCATTTACGGGAAAAGCCGGGTCTGCCGTGGCGAAGATGTTCCCGAAAGCCTCAAAATTCGCAACCAAAGCCGCTCCGTGGCTGGCTGCCCTCGACTTCGCCATCGACGGCGTTTCAGGCTATACAAAAGCCAAACGCGAAGGTGATAGCACAGGACAATCTGTCGGCAAAGGCGTCGTCAAGAGCCTTGCGGGTGATTATGAAGCCACCGGAGTCGGCGGAAGAATATGGAGTACCGCAAGCAACATGCTCAAGGGAGCCGGATTCGGTTTGGCTGTAGGCGGACCAATCGGCGCGATTATTGGTGCCGGTGCCGGTTTGTCGACAAACGTCGGCGCTCAACTTGCAAACAGTAACGCCCCAGAGGGTGTCAAAAAAGCTGTTAGCATAATAGACCCTATCGCCGGACTTACCATGGCTGCCACCGAGGCGGCGGAAGACCCGAAGGCATTCAAAGAAAAGATGTCCAAACTGTTCAAAGAAACGATTCCCGAGAAATGGAACGGTTTTTGGAACAAAGTCGGCGGCTTTTTCACGGAAACAATCCCCACAGCATGGGACACCCTCACGGAAAAAGTATCAAATTTCTTCACCGAAACAATACCGAGTGCCTGGGATAGCTTCTGGGAATCAGTAGGCACATTCTTCACTGAAACAGTGCCATATGCCCTTGGTTATGCAACGGGTAAGGTGTTGATCTTCTTCACAGAGACAATACCGGATGCGTGGGATAAATTCTGGGGGGCAATCGAGACATTCTTTACAGAAACAGTGCCATACGCTATTGGCTATGTAACGGCCAAGGTGATAAACTTCTTCACCGAAACGCTACCTGCAGCTTGGAACAGCTTCTGGGATGCAATCGGTACGTTCTTCACCGAAACCATTCCCGCGTGGGCTGACACGGTCTGGAATGGTTACGTAGTCCCATTCTTCACCGAAACGTTACCTGCGGCATGGGATAGTTTCTGGGGAGCAATCGGTACGTTCTTTACGGAGACGATTCCTGCCTGGGCTGACACAGTCTGGAATGGTCATATTGTCCCGTTCTTTACAGAGACCATACCGACAGTATGGGACAACTTCTGGGCTGCTATCGGTACGTTCTTTACGGAAACGTTACCCGCGTGGGCTGAATCAACGTGGACCGGACACATCGTCCCGTTCTTCACGGAGACCGTTCCTAATTGGTTTTCAAATCTCTGGGACTCTGTCGTGACCCTCTTCAACGAGGCGGTTGATGGCTTCGTCGAAAATATCTGGACTCCGATTAAAACCTTCTTCACAGATACAATTCCCGGATGGGTAAGTACCGTTTGGGATAAGGTGACAGGCTGGTTCGACAATATCAAAGATAACTTCATGAGCGGCTTGGAGGAGGGCTCCGGCGGCAAGTACGGCGGCAAGAAAGCCCGTGGCGGCATCGTCGGCGGCAGTAGCTCCTTTGAGGCATTCGCCCGTGGCGGTATGATAGATGGCTTCTCCAACGGCGGTATGGTTGCAGGCGGCTCAAGAATAATCAAGGTCGCCGAGGAAGGCAGCCCTGAGATGATAATCCCGCTCAGCCATCAGAGACGCGAGCGCGGCTTGAAGCTCTGGGCAAAAGCCGGACAGATGATGGGTGTTCCCGGATTCGCCCGCGGCGGTATCGTCGGCGGCAACGATGAAGGAATTCGATTCCAGCGTTATGGCTCGGTCGAAAGCGAAGGCGGCAAGAACGTGGTCATTGAAGTCGGAGGCATTAAGGTGGAAATCCACATTGATGCACGTGACGCTGAAAATATTGTAGAAACCATAAAAGCAAAAGCAGCGGAGATCGCTGAGGTCGTAGCTGGAGAGCTGGCCGACGCGCTCGACGGACAGTTTGCAAATACACCCGTTAAAGGAGGAGTGGCATGAACGTAGATATCCACATTTTTCAAAAAAGCGATGTCAGCAAGAGAATACGGATACCCGTGCTGCCTGAAAAAATCTCCGTAAAATTCGGTGACGGGAAATTCGTGGATTATCCGATTATGGGTAGAGGAGATGTGTCAGCCCCACGCCTGTTG